GGGTTGTACGGATTTGTGGGTGCGGCCAAGGCGATAGATGAACAGTGGGACGCATTCAACCGCCGCGTGGAACTAGAGGGCGGGAAGAAGGTCATGATCCGGCGCTATAAGCCTCGCGTCGCGGAAGCCAGGCGCCGGGACGTGCTACGAATGCTCATCAAGCAGTGCACCAAGGACCTACAACCTATGACAGCTGAGCGGCTGGCAGAAGTGGACTTCGTTTACAAGAACGTGGACAGCCTGGACTTTGATAGGTTTCTCGACTCCCCAGTCGTTAAGAGAGTCATCATCAATGGGGAGGTTATGGATGCCGTGTGCAGCCTAAAGTTCCCTCTGTTTTCTGAAGCTCCCGAAGCAATCCGAACGGGGAAGAAGATCATTGACAGCAGCACGGCGCGTGAACTGAAATCCTACGCGATAAACCACCGCAACCCACAGAACAGCATCCATGCATGCACAAACCGACAATTGGGGCTCAAAAACGAGTGCGACCCAGCGGAGGTGGAAGCGTTCAAAAAATGGTACAAGGAGATTTATTGGCCAGCATGCGAACAGGATTACTCGAAGACAAAACCCACACCATTTTATGATTGGTTGGAAGGACATCCAAACTGGTCGAATAGCAAGAAAACCAAGTACAAAGCAGCTTGGGAGGCATTCACCAATCTCAAGGACACGGACGAAGCATTCAAGTCCTATTTTGGAGAGGGAAAGAAGATGACCATCGACTGCAGCGTAAAGTCGAATGAAGAAAATTTCTTCTGGATGGAAAAAGGCGACACGTCGCGCTCAGCATGGGAGAAAGCGGACGCCAGGGCCCGCAATATTGGGTCACTCTTGCCGAAATTTCTTTTTACGCACTACCTCCAACACATCTCCTTGAAACACGACGCCTCTCTGGGCGACGAGATGATCTGCTATCGGAAGAACCAAGAGGATTACGAGCAGCTCGTGAACCGGGTGAGCAGCGACCCGAAGACGAAACACCACGCATGGGTCTCCAGCGATCTTAGCGCCTTCGACAGCGGGCAGTGGTCTTGGCTCAAAAAGCTCGTTGACACTTCACGGTGGGCAAAGTTAGTTGAAGCTTGCCCGAAACTGTTTCCAGAATTTTGGAAACCCGTCCACACACGCATCATGACGCACATCATCGAAGACCACACAAGGACCTGTGTGTACAAAATCGGGAGCACAACTTTGTTCGAGATAGAGTTGGACGGGACGGTCGTCTCGGGATACGGGCC